TTACCCAGATTGAATTTCTCCGTGGGGTACAAGAACCCAATCTATATGGTTTTGTGTGTAGATCTTTGTCGACTTTGCATCGCTATGCGCCATTCGTCCCTGTGGATCTATACCCTGCTGATCGAAAAGATGAGCAGCCAACGCCCGGATTTCGTGAAAGGTTGGTCTTTCATCCATCGCCAGTTTATCGTATAAACCTAGTTTATCTCGCACCGCAGAAAAGGAGCGGCTTAGATAATCGGGCGCAACCTGTGTCGGGTGTGAAACCTCTTTACTACGTTTAACCTGCCGCTCAGGAATCCGATGAACGACAAACGGGCTGGCAACATTATCGCGGCTTTCGTCAATAATCCGTTTCAATTCTTCCCCGATCGGAATCGCAACATGCGAGGCCTCTTTCTTCTGTACTTTCTGTCGGTGGATGTACAGCGTGCCATAAATCCCGTTTTCCGGCTGTGCCAGCCATACGCACCCGCAGACGCCATCCTTTGGCTCACTAATTGAATACCGGATTCGTGACACTTCAAGACGCGCGTGTGTCGTCTGCAAAGCTAAATCCATCGCGGTGCGTAACCAGGGGTCGGCGGCCCGACGAATGGCTTTAAAGTTATCGAGTGAAAGACGCTTGCGTTTTTTCTCTTCGGTTCTTCGCATTTTTTTGCGTGAAGCAGGGTTATCAAACATCAATGATTCATCGACCGCATATGAGAACAATTTTTTAAGGAAGCTGACCTTTCGGTTTTGTACGTTCGCTGATGAATCTGGGTGGAAATGATTTATGTACGCGTTCACATGCTCCAGCTCAATATCGCAAGCAAGTATGATGTTAAAAAACTCTTTTACCCTAAGAGCGTCGTTGTTCCAGTCGTCAAGGGTACTTGGCGAAGGTCTCTCATTCTCTATTGCTCGCTGCATTAAATGATCTACGTGCTCAGCAAAGGGTTTAGCCTCGCCAGTAACACCGCCTGATTCTCGGATTAACAATTCAACAGATGGCGCATTTAATGGCCTCATTCTTAGGTTATATTCGCGAGCTATAGCGATCGCTATAGCCCGGTCTTTACCAAGATTTTTCTTCTTTCCTGTTATTAGTGTGAATTTATAAACGCCACGATCCTTATCAAATAACAAGTATTCTGGAAGATGACGATATTCTCTTTTTCTCGGTCTGGCGGCCATGGTCAACCTTCATTTATTAGCTGAAGAACCTTATGATTAACCATTGAGTCAACTCCCCACTTTTCAGACTCGTAGACGAACACAGTGCCGTCGACGATTTTTCCTGTAAGAAGGCCATTTTCTACCCAACGTTTAATGGTTCTGTTATCTGGAATAGAGTCTTTGGTAAATTCGCGTTTTCCCCATTGACTCGCTTTCATTAGTTTTGCCATGGCTATTTCTCCATAAACCGGCTGCACCCGGTTATCGAACGTTAAAAGAACATGACGAGCAACCACCACGGATCCCGTCATTACATCTTCTGCATAGCTGGTGGTCTCGATCATCCTTATCTGTTTCGTACATCTTCAGTTTGGCAATCTGAATCGCCACGGGTTTAACAGACACCTCAGAGTCATTTAAGATGGCTTAAAGAGAGGTGCCCATGAGCGGTAAGCGTTATCCCGAAGAGTTTAAAACTGAAGCAGTCAAACAGGTTGTTGATCGCGGTTATTCTGTTGCCAGCGTTGCAACACGTCTCGATATCACCACCCACAGCCTTTACGCCTGGATAAAGAAGTACGGTCCGGATCCTTCCACTAATAAAGAACAGTCAGATGCTCAGGCCGAGATCCGCCGTCTCCAGAAAGAGCTGAAGCGGGTTACCGACGAACGGGACATATTAAAAAAAGCCGCGGCGTACTTCGCAAAGCTGTCCGACTGAGGTACGCCTTTATCCGTGACAACACCTGTTGCTGGCCTGTTCGCCTGCTCTGTCGGGTGCTGGATGTTCATCCCAGTGGTTTTTACGCCTGGCTTCAGCAGCCGCATTCACAACGCCATCAGGCAGACCTGAGACTGACAGGACAGATTAAACAGTTCTGGCTGGAATCGGGATGCGTTTATGGTTATCGCAAAATCCATCTGGATCTGCGGGACAGCGGGCAACAGTGCGGAGTGAACCGGGTCTGGCGACTGATGAAACGTGTCGGGATAAAGGCTCAGGTCGGATACCGGAGCCCGCGGGCACGTAAAGGCGAGGCCAGTATCGTGTCGCCCAACAGGCTCCAGCGACAGTTCAATCCGGATGCTCCGGATGAGCGTTGGGTAACGGACATAACCTACATCAGGACCCACGAAGGCTGGCTGTATCTTGCCGTGGTTGTTGATCTGTTCTCACGCAAAATTATCGGCTGGTCCATGCAATCCCGGATGACAAAGGACATTGTCCTGAACGCACTGCTGATGGCTGTATGGCGGCGTAATCCCCAAAAACAGGTGCTGGTTCATTCGGATCAGGGCAGTCAGTACACAAGCCATGAGTGGCAGTCGTTCCTGAAATCACACGGCCTGGAGGGCAGCATGAGCCGTCGCGGTAACTGCCATGATAATGCGGTTGCAGAAAGCTTTTTCCAGTTGTTGAAACGCGAACGGATAAAGAAAAAGATCTACGGAACGCGGGAAGAAGCCCGCAGCGATATTTTTGATTACATCGAAATGTTTTATAACAGTAAGCGTCGGCATGGTTCTAGCGATCAGATGTCACCGACAGAATATGAAAACCAGTATTATCAACGGCTCGGAAGTGTCTAGATTATCCGTGGCGATTCATATCGCATAATTTAGCGACACGTTACTTGCAAAGTTGCCGCTTTTGTGTAATTTTATCTATAACGATGGGCTTTGTGTGTTCAACGTTGATTAACCCGCCAGCGAGCGGGTTTTTTTATGGGCTAAAATCGATAAAATCTTCTTCTCTTTCAATTAGTTCTTGCTGGATACCGTCACCAGAGTTATCTGTATGTCACACCACTTATTTGAGGTAAAAGACATGCTAAATCAGCAAGATATGACGGAAACAGCCAAGGCTGTTTTTGATGAGTTAAGTGACAAACCGGCTACGGCTGGGGAGATTGCTCAGAATACTCACCTGAGCCGCGAACGCTGCCAGCTCATACTTACGCAGCTGGTAATGGCGGGGTTATCTGATTATCAGTTCGGATGTTATAAGCGCCTCCAGTAATGGGGGCTTTTGCTGTGAAAATGGGCGGCTGGTGGGTGTTGTAGCACCCGGCCAGCCATCAGCTCATGCTTTCAGGTCACAAGCTAACCACGGCCCACTGCTTTAGCGCAAAAGCAAAGTGAGCCTATCAGAGTTACGCTTACTGATCTATGAAAAATACTGTAAAAATATCCAGTATTGAATTAATCAATGCTGATTGCCTGCAATACCTACCATCGCTACCCGATAACTCCATTGATCTTATTGTTACCGATCCGCCTTATTTTAAGGTGAAGCCAAACGGCTGGGATAACCAATGGAAGGGGGACGAGGATTATTTACGTTGGCTGGATAGCTGTCTGGCACAGTTCTGGCGAGTGTTAAAACCTGCCGGCAGCATGTATCTGTTCTGCGGGCACCGCCTGGCAGCTGATATTGAGCTGTTGGTGAGAGAGCGGTTTAACCTGCTCAACCATATCATCTGGGCTAAACCTTCGGGACGCTGGAACGGATGCAATAAAGAAAGCCTCCGGTCATATTTCCCGGCGACGGAACGTATCATTTTTGCCGACCATTACCAGGGGCCATACAGGCCGAAAGACGATGGATATGCCGCAAAGTGTAATGAGTTAAAGCAACACGTCATGACGCCTTTGATTTCTTACTTCCGTGATGCACGGGAATCTCTTGGCGTGACGTCGGCTCAGATTGCTGAAGCCACAGGTAAGAAAAATATGGTTTCCCACTGGTTTGGCCTTAGTCAGTGGCAGCTGCCGAATGAAGCGGATTATTTGAAGTTGCAGGCTCTGTTTCAAAAAATCGCCATGGATAAGCACTCACGCAACGAACTGGGAAAACCTCACCACCAGCTTGTCGCCACCTGGCAATCGTTAAGCCGAAAATATTTTGAACTCCAGCAGGAATATTACCGTTTACGGCGACCATTCAGCGTATCGGTCACGGTGCCATATACCGACGTCTGGACTCATAAGCCTGTTCAGTTTTATCCAGGTAAACACCCATGTGAAAAGCCTGCGGATATGCTGGAGCAGATAATCACAGCGAGTAGCCGCCCGGGTGATGTTGTAGCTGATTTCTTTTTTGGATCAGGTTCAACGCTCAAACAGGCTGCGCTTCTCGGGAGAAGGGGACTAGGAGTCGAACTGGAAACCGAGCGATTTGAACAAACGGTAATTGAAATGCGTAATTTGCTGGTTTAGCTCAGCAGGTAGAGTGCCTGCCTTGTAAGCAGGATGTCGGCGGTTCAATTCCGTCAACCAGCACTACATACTCCCGCGAAGATTCTGCCGGTGCAAAACCGTCGGCATCGGCTCCACGAAACGGAACTTATGTGGAGCTCGGGGAATAGGTTCAATATATACATAGCCAATTAACTTTAATTGGACATATTTAGTGCCTAAATATGCTCAACTATCAATATATAGCATTTATAACAAATGGAGTTGTTAAATCATCCTTTATATAACCAAATGGCATTTATGAAGTGTTTACTTGTTGCTATATTGCATCTAATGCCAACGGATTGTCCTGATTTACCAAAGTGATTGGCAGTTTTTCTGTTAATCGTCTTGGATTATGGACATGACTCAAATCTCACAGCAAACGACAAAAAATAAAAAATCGTTAACGTTTCCTGCGGACTTCCCTGCGGGCACTCCACCTAAGGAAGCGCAAGATGCTTCAGGTGTATTCTTTCGTCTTACAAAGGCAAATCCTCCAGGGGATCAGTGCTTTTTGAATATGAAAGATGAAAATCCTAAACGATTAAAAAAATTTAAAGGGCATAAGCTAAAATGTTGTTATGGCGTATCAGTTTATACTGATGAAAATTCAATTATTAATGCCTTTAATAAGTTCCCTGATGGTGTTGGAGAGCGATTTGTTGCTCAGGGTGAGTTTGCAGCTAATGACGGTGTTATGCTAAAAACTGGCGCTCCTGATTCAACTCACTACACGATATGGCTTTATAACGAATCACAGGTTCATGCCAAATTTGTTTGTATAAGGAGGTTGGATAAATGAGTAACATCTTCCTTAAAGACAGCGTGTTTGGTGAACTAAAATACGAAAATGTCTATGAGTTTTTCGAAGGTCCAAAATTTTTCTCAGTGACTAATGAGATAAATAGTCTCTTTGTTGTTTATTGGTTAGGGGACTTTGATGACTTCGAAAAGTGGATCATCATTCCTATATCTGCTGAACGCTTAGAATCTTTGGAAAGAAAAAGAATAGATATTCGTAGCGTTCTAATGCACCAAGAACAAAAGAAATACTATCAGTTAGATATTTTTTATGAGGATGAGCGTGTTGTAGCATTGGCTTTAGACTCGTCTGCAGTCTCTAACAACATGACTTTGCCACAAAGTGGATTGTTTATAAGCTCTGTACTGCCTGTTTTAGCTAATGGTAAAATAGGTAAGGCAATTGAGTTTTCAACGCATGAAATTCATGTGGAGAAAACTAAGTCATCTACAGACCCATTAGTACTAAGTGGTGTTTCTAAATTATTCGAATGTTTCAACAACTTATATTCATCTATAATTAAATCTTTTGATGAAAAGGACTTGATGAGACCAGTGGCGGGTCGCCCTGGATCTTTTGTGCTTTCTTTTCAGGCAGAGAAAATGCAGACAGTAGAGCCGTTATTAAAAGAGTTAAATGATCTGATTGGTCTTAAGGGTGATATAGTTAGTTTTATTAAAAATAATAAGATTGATGTTCAAATGCTTTCAGCTTTATTTGACTCTGTTGTTAATACAAGTTCAAGTTTTGAATTGAAAAATAACTATACAGATGAGATTGTATTAACTGTTCGAAAAACGGATGCTGAGTTCTACTCAACAGCTTTGGCTAAGATGTCTGCCCAGGTTGTTGGTGGCTATCAGGTGCCCCAAGCAAATTTAATTGATCAAGTTTTTAAAATTGTAGAGTTAAAATGGAAGGGAATATATCTCGATCTAATTAGTACAGGGTTGGATCCTCGCCATATACTGTACTATATACACGCAGGTAAAATACTAGGTTTACTTAATGAAAATGGTTCAATCTCTGCAATGGGACAACAATTAGCTGAATCTGATCATGAAAAGAGATTAAGAATTGCGGCTCGTGGTTTTGAGGCCAGTCATTGTGGTTGGGCTTGGATACAATGGAGCCAGGCAAAAAATCTTTCAGAGCTAGATCCCACAACGGCGGAGCCTTTTTTGTTTGATATGTGCTTATCGCTTAGCGATAAAACTAAGAAACGAAGAGCTTCGACTTTAAGACAATGGTGTGAAGCTTTGCAACCAGCTTACCGAGAGTTGTAAATTACAACATGGTTTAGTAGATCTGCTTTGTTCTAGTTTTTATTCATATTATTTTCATGCTGTTAGGGCTCGCATTCGCGGGCCTTTTTCATATCCGCGCCACGCTCGGCGCTATTAAACCACAGAGCCTTTCAGGGGTGAGCCATAGGGAATAGTCAGTGTGACTGTCTCTGTGGGCTGATCATTCCTGAGCGCTGGCTCACCCGCTAAAAGGAAAGTCACTATGTTTGGTATTTTTAAAAAGAAAGCCCGTAAAGCCGTTGTTGAAGTAAAAAAAATGGAAAACCGCGATGCCGTAGAAGCCACGGTCTGGGGAGCGTACTCGATTGCATACGCCGATGGTACCTGCGATGCAAAAGAGATTGCAGTGCTGGAGAAGACTATTTCGGCCCTCCCGGCATTTGCGCCATTTGCTGGTGAAATTGCCCAGATGAGTTCGAATATTCGCGCTCGCTATGAAGCATCACCACGTTCAGCCAACGCTCAGGCGTTGCGCGAACTGGCTGACGTTGCCGGGACGGATGACGCTGTCGATGTTCTTTGCCTGTGTCTTGATGTAGCTGATAACGACGGCATCGGGGAAGAAGAAGAGAAACAGCTGAAGAAAATTGCCCAGGCTCTGCAACTTCCTCTGGACCAGTACCTGTGATCGGTAAACTTCGTTGGGCCGCAGCCGGGGTGCTTTTGTTTCTGGTGGTTGCTATCGACTTCACAAGCAAAATGATGTCAATCCTGGCTGATGGCGTGCTGGTAGCCGGGGTAATCGCTTTGCTCTGGCCCCTTATTAGATCCAGTGATTAGCACTGTGCAAAAGGCATCGTAATGGTGCCTTTGACAGAGTGTTAGTTATTGACGCCGCCTATGACTAGATCCTAAATTATACGTGTGGTGAATCCCCCTATGCGGAGGGGCATTGCCAGTCTGATATGTTTTTTTGCGCATTGCGAGTCGTCTGTGGACTGGCGGCGACTTACCGGGAGGCACCCGGCACCACACCTAATAAAAAATGATGATAGCTGTAAGGCCCACTTCGGTGGGCTTTTTCTTTGGGCAAAAAAAAGCCCGCATGGTTTCATGCAGGCAAGGCAGTTACATTTAGATTTTGTCCCGGTATATGTTTTTTTGTCCGGAAGTCGAAAGATACTGTCTCGAATACATTTTGTAAATAACGAATTCAAATCACAAGGCCATGCATTTGCATGGCTTTTTTATTTGTGCCACCAGAGCATCATTCACTCTGTGCTTTGTCGTTAATCCATCTGGCGGCCATCCTAAAGGACTATCTGCTGAGTTCTTTTTTCAGAGGTTGCATTTTCTTCAGTACCTCATCTGAATTAGTGACTGAGAAACCCGTCGGGAAAAATAGCATTCCATCGGATGGATGTTCATCGTGCCAGTGCTTCGTGGTGGCCATCGTATGAGCGTCGAGATAACTGGTGTAAGCATCAAGGAGAGCGTTTTTCCTGCGCCTCGGGGCGTAAGGTAGCAACTGGTTGAAATCAGCATCGCTGATAAGCCTGAATGGATAAGAGCCTCCTTCAATAGCCTCAATTTCGCTTACTAACTTTCCCAGCAGTGGTGCGGAATGCTTCCTGAACTCTGCCTTACGTGACGAATGGTTACTGATTAGTGACGGAATAAAGAGCCCTAGCAGTGTCAGTATCACTCCGATTACTGAAATAATTTCCATGAGATTTCCCTATGCCTGATTTTGTTTATTCAGTATTACCCGTGGTGGGATTCGGTTTTTCTTGTTTTGGTCTTGGATACATCCTTGGCTTCGTACGCGGACGAGACTGAACAAGAAGAATAAATCCGTCTGAGAGGGTGGTGAACCCTGATATTTTTACAGTGATTTTTGGTGGCTGTCACCTGGCGGCCATCCTATTTTCCCCTCGTTCTGAGAGGATCCACAGCAATAGAGGGGGCTAAATGTCCGATCCTGTCTCTGGTACTTCAGTTGCGGCCGGCGGCCTGATGGGGGCCAGCATGTTCGGTCTGGCTACCGGAATAGATTACGGTGTGGTATTTGGTGCGTTCGCCGGGGCGGTTTTTTACGTGGCCACGGCAGCTAACATATCGCGTGGTAAGCTGGTGGCATACTTTATGACGTCATTCATTGTTGGTGTTCTGGGCGCCGGTCTGGTGGGTTCCAAGCTTTCAAGCTGGACTGGCTACAGCGACCGTCCGCTTGATGCGTTGGGAGCCGTATTAATATCAGCGCTTATCATCAAAGTTCTGACGTTTCTCAACAGCCAGGATCTAAATAGCTTGTTCAATATGCTGACCCGGTTCCGGGGAGGAGGTTCAAGTGGTAAATGATCCTTCAGCGCTGGCCAATGCAGTCATTTGCGCCGTCATTGTGCTGGCATTGATGTTCTACCAACGAGGTAGTGCGAGACACCGTCCGGGCATATCCGTTCTGGCTTATCTCATGGTGCTGGTTTATGCCAGCATCCCTTTCCGTTTCCTGTTTGGCCTGTACGAGTCATCCCACTGGCTGGTGGTGCTGGCTAACATTCTTATCTGCGGCGCGGTTCTCTGGTTCAGGGGGAATGTGGCGCGACTGGTTGATGCACTGAGGCACTGATGAATAAATCACAATTCCAGAAGGCGGCTGGTATCAGCGCCTGGTTAGCTGCGCGCTGGTTTACGCACATTGATGCTGCGATGAAAGAATTCGGCATCACTGCTCCACTCGACCAGGCGATGTTTATTGCGCAGTGCGGCCATGAAAGTACTTCATTCACTCAACTGGTAGAAAGCTTCAACTATAGCGTTGCCGGGCTGGCTGGTTTTGTGAAGGCAAAGCGTATCACACAGGACCAGGCAAACTCACTCGGGCGCAAATCATCGGAGAAGGCGCTACCGCTTGAACGCCAGAGAGCAATCGCAAATCTGGTCTACAGCAATCGCTACGGCAATAACTCAGCAGGTGATGGCTGGAAATACCGTGGACGTGGAATTATCGGGATCACCTTCCTCGATAATTACATGAAGTGCGGTAATGCACTGAAACTGGATTTAGTCAGCAATCCTGAGTTGTTGGAGAAAGATATTAATGCGGCACGCAGCGCAGCCTGGTTTTACACATCAAACGGGTGTTTGAAATACCCCGGAGATTTAGTGCGGGTGACGCAGATTATCAACGGAGGGCAGAACGGCATTGATGACCGACGCGCCCGCTTCCTGAAAGCAAAATCGGTACTGGTGGGATGATCATGGGAATAGAAGCTATCGCGGGGCTGGTGGTTGTCATTCTGGGCGCTATCGCTGGCGCGTTTGGCATCGGTCATGCTCGCGGAACAAGTAAGGCGGAAGCCAAAGCCGAACAGCTGCGTACCGAAGAAAACGCCGCTGCTACTGTCGCCGCGGCAGAACGCCGTGCTGAAGTCACGAAAGGGGCCAGTGATGTACAGGAAGACGTTAAGCGTATGGGCGATGACTATGTTGATCGCGAGCTGCGTGAAAGATTTACCCGCCCCAGTAGTCGTTGATACGGCCTGCAACTGGGTGCGGATCATCTACCTGACTGACCACGATATCGATGTGCTGGATAAGCAGACCAAGCGCGACATTCTGGCGCTTAACAAAGCAGTAAAGGCCAACTGTCCATAAAGTGCTAAATGATGATTGCAAACACACCTGTTGGTTAAGCTGCGATAGTTATTTAATCAATTCTGGTTTAAGATTTTCGTTCCACAAAATTGTGGAGGAAGATCATTGAGGGCGATTTATGTCTAATGTTTACGATGACGATTTTCAAGAAGATGATGATTTTCAAGAAGATGATGATTCTCAAGAAGATGATGATTCTCAAGAAGATGATGATTTTCAAGAAGATGATGATTTTCAAGAAGATGATGATTTTCAAGAAGATGACGATTCCCAAGTAGAAGAAGAAGAAGAAGAAGACGACGAAGACGAAGACGACGAAGACGGTCCGGATAGCATCAATGAGTTGTATGGCTATGATGACCCAGAGGACAACGAGGAAGCTGCCTTTGATGATGTGATGAAGGCTACAGAAAGAGACGATACATAGCTGAAGCATCCTTATGTGACACTAGCCTGTACTGAAATAGAAAAAGTAGCCAGTTTTCCAAAATAGTATTTCAGTACATTGACACCCGAATTATCAGCCCCGCTTACGTGGGGCTTTTTTATTGGGGGCAATATGCGCCTGACAGTTCTCGACGACGATACGGGCGAACGCATCGAACCTGGTCGCGAACGTATCACGGTTTATCTCAATGGCGTTGAGGTAAAGCACGTTTTCTCTGCTGACGATGATAGAGGTGAGGTGATTGCCGCTGTGCACGATAGTTGTGGTCATTTCACTGTCGAGAACGGCGAGGTTAAGCGGCAGACGCTGTTCGGTCAAATGAGGATCGTACGCCCATCCAAGCAATAGGACCAGAGCATGAACAAAGAGCCCCGCATCTACGGCAGCAAGTGGGATCGTGAGCGTCTTATCTTCCTTCGTACGCACCCCTTGTGCGTCATGTGCCAGGAGCAAGGCAGGGTGACAGCGGCAACGGTGGTTGATCACATCACCCCGCACAAACTGAAAGAGGCTCTGCGCTCTGGTGACAGCCAGGCAATAGCGAAGGCGCAAAAGCTTTTCTGGAGCCGGAAGAACTGGCAAGGGTTGTGTAAGCAGCACCACGATTCAACGAAGCAGCGAATGGAGAAGCGTGGCACCGTGATCGGCTGCGATGAAAACGGGATGCCACTGGACCCGGCTTCTCATTGGTTTAAGTGATAACCATTATCAATACACCTCAAAAGTGATTGTTACTTGAAATAATTAGCATTCAAATGATATTAATTCTCATCTGAGGGGAGGGGCGGGTCAAAAGTTCAGAACCTCTAACCTGAATGACCGCCGCCCATCCTTTTTGTGCACAACCGCGAAATGAAAAGTTTTTTTCCGGGAGGTTCCGATGGCAGGACGACGCCCGAAACCGACCCACCTCAAAGTGGTCTCCGGCAACCCGGGCAAACGTAAACTCAACGATAAAGAACCGACTCCGGCGCGAGAAATTCCAAGCCCGCCAGCGCACTTGACCGACTGGGGAAAGGTTGCCTGGGGAAGGTTGACTGTTCTCCTTGACGGGATGGGGGTGTTGACAGTTGCCGACACCTTAGCCCTTGAACGGCTATGCGATATTTACGCAGATATCCTTCAGTTGCGCGACACCATCGCAGTAGAGGGAAGAACCTATACCGTCCAGACCGAGGGTGGTTTTCTTATCAAAGCTAACCCGGCCGTTTCGATGTTGGCCGATGCCGACCGCCGTTTTAAAAGTTACCTGGTTGAATTCGGTCTGACGCCAGCGGCAAGGACGAAGGTGAAAGTGAATGGTGAAGAATCCGAAGAGGACACGCTCGACAAGTTCTTCGGTTGATCCAGCAACCCAATATGCGATGGATGTAACCTCGGGAAAAGAACTGGCTGGGCCTGACATTCGTAACTCGTGCCAGCGCCATCTCAATGACCTGAAGTCATGCCATGCCCGTGGTCTGCACTGGGATGTCGAGGCAGCGCAACGCTCGATTGATTACTTTGCGAAAGTTCTGAAGCTCAACGGTGGCGATTTTGAAGGCGAGCCTTTCGTGCTGTTGCCATGGCAGTGCTTCATCGTCGGTTCGATTTTTGGCTGGAAAAATGCGAGAGGTTTTCGCCGGTTCCGAATGGTTTACGTGGAGTCCGGGAAGGGATCCGGAAAATCCCCCCTTTCTGCAGGAATAGGACTTTACTGTCTCACCGCCGATAAAGAAGCGCGCGCTGAAGTTTATGCAGCTGCCACGAAGAAAGACCAGGCTATGGTCCTCTTCCGTGATGCGGTGGCAATGGTCGATCAGTCTCCGGCTCTTTCCGCACGCATACAGAAATCTGGCGGCGCCGGAAAAGAGTGGAACCTGGCTTTTCTTCAGGCTGGTTCCTTCTTTCGCCCAATTAGCTCAGATGACGGGCAGTCGGGTCCACGACCACATTGCGCTCTTATTGATGAAGTTCACGAGCATAAAAGCAATCAGGTTGTTGAAATGATGCGCGCAGGCACTAAAGGCCGCCGGCAGGCACTCATTTTTATGATCACGAACAGTGGACACGATAAAACCAGCGTCTGCTATGACTATCACGAATACGGTAGAAAGGTATCTGCCGGTTCGATAGAAGATGACAGTTTTTTCGCCTTTATTTGTTCACTGGATGAAGGTGACGATCCTTTCAAAGATGAGTCCTGCTGGAAAAAGGCTAACCCCTCGCTGGGTCACACCTTTGAAGAAAGCTATCTTCGTGAGCAGGTGACTCAGGCCCGGGGGATGCCTTCGAAAGAGAGTATTGTCAGGCGTCTCAACTTCTGTCAGTGGGTTGACGCGGCTAACCCGTGGATGAGCAGTGATGTCTGGATGGGATGTGAGGAAAACTTTGATCCAGATGAGCTGGAGGGTGAGGAATGCTACGGTGGTCTGGACTTGTCCGGATCCCGTGATTTGACTGCCCTGGCGCTGTTTTTTCCAAAACAACGCAAGTTGTTGGTGGAATTCTGGACACCCAAAGATACCTTGCTGGAACGGGCTAAAACGGACCGGGTACCTTATGACGCCTGGGAGCGCGATGGTCACATCCACACTACGCCAGGCAAAGCGGTGAAATACGGCTTTGTTGCCCAGCGTATTGCCGATCTGACTGAGAAGTTTGATATCAAGGCCATCGCCTTCGACCAGTACCGCATTAAATATCTTGAGCCGGAGCTTGAGGAAGCATCTGTTTCTGTTCCCTTAATTCCTCATGGGCAAGGGTATTACAAAGCGAAAGATTCCGGGCTGTGGATGCCTCACTCCATCGAATTGTTTGAAGAGTTGCTTGATGACAGCGTCATTATCATCAGGACGAACCCTTGTCTTCGCTGGAATGCGGCTTCAGCAGTGACGGAGGCTGATCAGAAAGAAAACCGAATTTTTGCCAAGAAAAAAAGTACCGGGCGTATCGACGGCATTGTAGCGGGCGCTATGGCAATCGGTGCCTCCGAAGGCTATGAGGATGATTCTGGCGATATCGACGACTTTTTCAGTAATCCCATCATTGTGTGAGTCACCATGAATAAAGAGAAGAAGCCAGGCCGGATAAAAAGCGCCGTTCGCCGGTGGCTCGGCGTACCCATCTCACTTACCGACGGTGAATTCTGGGCTGCTTATGCTGGCGGGCAGTCCGCAGCAGGCAAATCCGTTACGGTTGATAAAGCCCTGCAGTTATCGGCAGTGTGGTCATGTGTAAGGCTGTTATCCGAAACCATCGCGACTTTGCCTGTTGGTTTTTACGAAAAAACGGCTGATGGTCGCCAGAGTGCAAATGATCACCCGCTTTATGATCTCCTCCATAATCAGCCGAATGCTGACATGACCGCTGTAGAGTTCTGGGAAATGATCATGGCCAGCCTTCTTTTATGGGGGAATGCTTACGCGGAAATCGACCGTACCGGGAAGCGTATTACCTCGCTTGTACCGCTCAGGCCAGAAAGGGTGAAGGTTGATTTAAGCAAGAGCGGAGATCCTATTTATACCTACCGTGACTGGCCTTCAGGTACATCCCGAAACATTGATGAACGGGACATCATGCACATCCGCGCGTTCAGCACTAATGGTGTCATGGGCCTGTCACCTGTCAGTTATGCCCGACAGACACTTGGTCTGGCAATGGCAACAGATGAAGCCAGCGCTAAAGTTTTTAAAAACGGTATGCGGCCCAGCGGCGTTCTCTCAATGGATCAGATCCTGAAAAAAGAGCAGCGCAATGAAGTACGTGAAAGCATGGTCGAACAATTTTCTGGCTCCATGAATACCGGGAAAATGATGGTTCTTGAAGCGGGAATGAAGTTTCAGCCTGTTGACCTCAACCCGGAAGACGCTCAGATGCTGCAGTCCAGAGCATTCAATATCGAAGAGATTTGTAGGTGGTTCAGAGTATGGCCGGGGTTGATTGGCCATAGTGCCCAGGGGCAGACGATGTGGGGGAGCGGAGTCGAACAGATGCTGATCGGCTTTTTAACGTTTTCGCTTCGTCCATGGCTGACCCGTATAGAGCAGGCGATTCGTAAAAGCCTCCTGGCTCCGGGAGAAAGAAATAAGTACTTCGCAGAGTTTTCCATCGAAGGTCTCTTACGTGCCGACAGCGCCGCCCGTGCCGCTTTTTACTCAACGATGACCCAGAACGGTCTGATGACCCGCAATGAAGCACGGCAAAAAGAAAACCTTCAGCCAAAACCCGGCGCTGATCAACTTACCGTTCAATCCAACCTGCTGCCGATAGATCAGCTTGGCAAGTCCGGCGACAGTGAATCGGCCAAAAACGCATTGCGGGAATGGCTTGGCATTAAATCAGAGGAGACGCCGGAATGTACCGGAAAAACGCAGCCATGAAAGTAAAGGCATTCGACTTCGACATTAAGGCCGTCAACGATGACGGCCTTTTTTCTGGGTACGGTTCTGTCTTCGATGTGGTGGATAGCTACAACGAAGTCGTGGCGCCGGGTGCTTTCCTCGAAAGCATCGAGGAAACACGGGCGAAGGGGAGAACGTTCCCGGTTCTCTGGCAGCATCGCACCGGCGAACCCATCGGGAACTGGGACATCTCGACCCTGAAAGAAGATAAACATGGGCTTTTTGGTGAAGGGGCCCTGTGGCTTGAAGACGCGGCCTACGCGAAAACCGCCTGGCGGGGCATGAAAACCCGTGCCATTACCGGCCTTTCCATTGGCTATTACGTCCGTGAGTCAAATTACGATGAGAAAACCCGGATCCGCACCTTAACGAAACTCGACCTGGTTGAAATCTCCATTGTTACCGTGCCGGCCAATGATGATGCGCGTATTGACGTCATTAAGTCGAAGCTGTCACACGGTGATCTTCCTTCCTTACCTGAATTTGAGAAGTTCCTGCGAGAGGCAGGTTTCTCGAAAAGTCAGTCCGCCGCGGTCGCCTCCCGCGGACTGTCCTATCTGCTTGACCGGAGTGAGTCCGGGGGCGAAGACGGCGAAACCAAAGCGGCTATTGCGGCGATGCGCCAGCAACTGAGCCAGTTTTCTCTCCCAAAAATTCTCTAAGGGATTTATATGTACCAGAAAAAATCGGCTGACGATCAGCCACAAAGTATTAGCGAAATCTCCTCCCAGCTCACCATGGTGATTGATCAGGTCAAAAACTTCGGCGAAGACGTGAAGAGAAAAATGGAGGCAGGAGAAACCGTTTCGCTGGAACTGAAACAAAGAACGGACGAAAGCCTTAATCAGATGAACGAGCTGAAAGAACGTCTCACTGAGCTGGAGCAAAAAGGTGCACGCCGCCCGAACGATGCACCTGCACAGCGAAAATCGCTCGGTGAGCTGGTGGTCGAAAGTGAAGAGTTCAAAGGCATGGACAGTTCGGCCCGTAAGAGCATCCGCGTCAAGCTGGAACAGAAAGATATTATGAACGTGCCGGCGACTACGGGCACTGGCGTGAGCACAACCAACAGTCTGGTGGTCTCCGATCGTGTTCAGGGCATTATCGCCCCGCCGGAACGCACTCTGACCATCCGTAATCTGCTGATCCCCGGCAATACCGCTTCTAACGGTATTGAATTCGTTCAGGAAACGGGGTTTACCAATAATGCTGCAGCTGTGGCGGAAGGTGTCCTGAAGCCAAAATCAGACATTAAGTTTGAGCTGAAAAGTGCGCCGGTACGTACCATTGCGCATTATTTTAAAGCGTCCCGTCAGATCCTGGACGATGCGCCCGGTCTGGCCAGTTATATCGATGGCCGTGCTCAGTATGGTCTTCGCTTTAAAGAGGAGCAGCAGTTGCTGAGCGGCGATGGCACCGGCGCGAATATCCTCGGTATTCTGCCGCAGGCAACAGAATTTGCTCCAGCGCTTACCCTGTCCAACGCCACGCCGATCGACCGTCTACGCCTGGCTGTTCTGCAGGCCGTTCTTGCAGAATATCCGGCGTCTGGTTTTGTACTGAACCCGATTGACTGGGCAGGCATCGAGTTAACCAAAGATAACGAAGGCCGCTACATCATTGCGCAGCCGGTCAATGGTGGTGTTCCACGGATCTGGGGTCTTCCTGTTGTGGAAACTCAGGCTATGGCGCAGAACAACTTCCTGACTGGAGCCTTCAACATGGCTGCGCAAATCTTCGATCGCATGGATATCGAAGTGCTGCTCTCCACTGAGAACGAAGATGACTTTATTAAAAACATGGTCACCATTCGTGCGGAAGAGCGTCTGGCGTTAGCAGTTTATCGTCCGGAAGCATTTGTCACCGGTAATGTAACCGCTTCTGGCGGCTGACAATTCAGGGCTGCTTAGCGGCCCTCTCTTTCTGAGGAGATTGTGATGGCCAGAAAAAATGTGGCTGAACCGTCTGTATCCGACGGTAAAAATGCGGCGCCAGAACCCACTGAGGCCGGGACTATTCAGGTTCAGCCTGTCCGGCGTTTTATGGATGGCGATATTTTCAGGACGCCCGCCGATGATCCTTTTCATGTCTCTCGCTTACGTGCTGCTGAGCTCAAAGGTAACGGGCTGGTGACGATAGTTGGTGAAGTCCCTGATAACAAAATGAACCGCGCCCCCGAAACCAAAGGGTAATGGTTATGACGGTAATCAACACTGAAACAGCCATGGAACATCTCAGGCTGGATGATGAAATCGATAAAACGATGGTGGAGGGGTATCTTGCCGCTGCGGAGGATGCTGCTATGCAGTTTCTTAACCGACGCTTTTTTGCTGACCAGGCTGCTCTGGATAGTGCTGTTGAGAATGAAAGTGCCGGCGATCGTCCTCTTATCATCACGCCCTCCATTCAGAGCGCGGTTCTTCTTATAGTGGGCTGGCTGTATGAAAACCGCGGGGATGATCTGAGTCCTGATATCCCAGGACCCGCACGCTGGTTGCTGAATCCCTGGCGAATTCAAATGGGTGTTTAGCCGGAGGGGATGATGAAAATTGGACCAATGCGGCATCGGATCACCATCCGAAATTTTATTACTACGCGAACACCGAGTGGTCAGCCAACAGAAGAGTGGTCTGACGGCGCCACTATCTGGGCAGAGGTAAAGGGAATCAGTGGACGAGAGAACCTGACAGCAGGAGCAGAAAGGACAGATGCTACAGTTCGTGTCTGGGTTCGATATCGCAAAGATATTTCGGCATCATCGCGGCTTCTTGTCCTGAACGGCCCCTACAAAGGAGTGACATTGAATGTCACCGGGCCTCCGGTGCCAGATAGCAAAGGTACCCGGCTGGAAATTCTCTGCAAACAGGGGACCGAAAAATGATTGATGTGAATCTGGATTTTTCCGGTTTGCAGGATATCGCCCGAGACCTGCAAACCCTCAGCAAAGCCGAAAACAACAAAGTCCTCCGGGATTCGACCCGCGCCGGGGCTGAAGTCCTCCGGCAGGAAGTGATTGATCGGGCTCATGAGCAAAGCGGAAAACTGAAGAAAAACGTTGTTGTCGTCACCCAGAAAAGCCGTCGCCGTGGAGAAATCTCGTCGGGGGTGCATATTCGTGGCGTTAACCCGCGAACGGGGAACAGCGACAACACCATGAAGGCCAGCAACAAGCGGAATGCTTTCTACTGGCGCTTCGTGGAGCTGGGAACATCTACGGCCCCGGCACATCCCTTTGTGCGTCCTGCGTTTGATACCCGGCAGGAAGAAGCCGCACAGGCAGCAATGAACCGAATGAACAAGGCGATTGATGAGGTGCTGGCGAAATGACAGAGGATGATCTCTATGACCTGCTGTCGCCGCTGGCAGACGGGCGGGTTTATCCGTATGTGGTGCCGCTTGGCAGCGACGATTTACCCGCAGTGGCCGCTCCTTACATCATTTTCTCGATACCGACTGATGTTGCCGGGGATGTGTTCTGTGGGCAGGCCGAATCGACGCTGCACATTCAGGTAGACGTGTGGGCAGAAACTAACGATGAGGCCAGGGCGTTGCGGCTTGAGGCCCTTGCCCGGCTTGAAGTGCTTTCTCCTACTGAGGTGACAAAAATCCCCGGCTACGACACCACAACTCACCTGCATCGGGCAACGCTTGAAATAACCGTCATTGCCTGACTGAAACCAATCCAACCTGACCGCCGCTGGCGGTTTTTTCATTTATGGAGGCTGCAATGTCAGCACTATTTGAACGCGCCCAAAAAACGGTAGTAATGATTACATCAGTGCCGGTCACTGCGGAAGAGCTGGCATCGGCGACCTGGCTCAACCTGAGTTGCACCATTAAACAGGCCAGCTTTACCGCTGGTCAGAAAAACGATATTGACGTGACAACGCTATGCTCCGAAGAAACGGAGAATATCAACGGACTCCCGGCACCGTCTGAGATGTCTCTCTCCGGTAACTTCTACCGCAACCCGGCGCAGGATACTCTGCGTACTGCTTACGATAATGACGGCGTATACGGCTTTAAGGTTGTGTTCCCTTCCGGGAATGGCTTCCTGTTCCGCGCCGAAGTTCGTCAGCATACCTGGGATTCACAGACCAACGGTGTTGTGGCTGCAACGTTCTCTCTGCGTCTGAAAGGTAAGCCCAGCAATATTGATTCGACAGGTATTCTGTCATTCATCAACGATCTTTCACCTTCGCTATCGGTAGCGGCAGGAAGCGCCCTGACAATGGGTGTGGTCATCCAGGGTGGCACTGCACCTTATACCTACGTCTGGAAAAAAGGTTCGTCAACCGTCAGCGGGCAGACCAGCGCAACGTTTAACAAGGCCAGTGCAGTTTCTGGTGATGCCGGAGTTTACTCCTGTGTAGTCACTGACTCTGCCACTCCGGCGAACGTTATCACCTCATCTGACTGCACCGTCACCATCAGTTAATGGAGCGCCGGGAAACCGGCGATAAACTTAATGTCAAAACAGAATCTTAAAGCGCTGGCGCTGGCCCCGATGGCGGGTTTTCGTAAAAAAGAAGTCACCGTTCCGGAATGGGAAAACGCCAAAGTTATCATTCGTGAACCATCGGCTGAGGCCTGGATTCGCTGGCAGGGGATTGCCAGCCCGGAACAACCAAAACTACCGGAAGGGCAGGAAGCGCCAGAGGTGCCAGAACTGACCCCTTCAGAACGCGCGTTCCGCACGATGCGGGCAGATGTCACACTCTTCATTGATATTCTGCTGGATACCGACCTGCAGTACGTTTTCACCGTCGATGATACCGAACAGGTTGAAGCAATTTATGGCCCTGTCCATTCCCGGTTGCTGAAACAGGCGCTTGATCTCATTCGTGATGCGGATGATGCCAAAGCAAAGTAAAAATGCCTGGCATGCAGTTCCTGATGGCGCTGGCGCTCCGGATGGGCCGCACGCTGGGCGAACTGCGACAAACCATGACGGTCGGCGAATTCAGGATGTGGGCTGAATTCGACCGTATCAGCCCGATCGGTGATATCCGTGGCGATATTCTCAATGCTCAGCTGGTTTCAGCGATGTACGGGGCGCAGGGAGGTAAAGTCACCATCGAAGATGCTCAACTCAAGTGGAGCACAGAAGAGGACGAGGTAATCGACAGTGGCGATCCATTTGCCGGATTAGAGGCCGCTTTGCTCGCAGCATCGGAATAAAATTGAATCGTCTCCAGCCTCGCTTCAACGCGGGGCTTTTTTTATCTGCAATTTAAAGCGCATTCGCGTGCGCATCTTCCAGCAAGAGCTTTCCGTAGTGTGAGTCTGAGACAGGGCGGTGGATTTCATCGTTCCGCTCTTGGCTGCCCATGTCTACGCGAACAGGCTCGCACCACAGAAAGGTAAATACGATGAAATATCCAACCGTATCAGTAAACGGCGTTTCCGTTCGTGTTGACGGCGAAGGTCGCTACAGTCTCAACGATCTTCATGCAGCGGCTGTGGCGGAAGGCAAAGCCACCGAATCACAGCGGCCTGGTGAATTCCTCAAAACAAAGCAAGTAAGACGGTTTGTACAGGCCCTGAGCGATGCGAAGAAAATCGCATCGGTATTAACCATCAAAGGTGGACCGCTCCAGGGGTCATGGGGACTCGAACTAATTGCCATCCGTTATGCTGCGTGGCTTAACCCATTATTCGAGATTAAGGTATACGAGACATTCCAGATGCTGATCCGTAATGGCTTTGATGCTATGGCTCGCTTAAATAAAATTGACCATGTGATAAACACCGAAACCAAGGAAGTGAGTCAGTGCGCAAGCCGTATGGGTAAATGGGGATCTGGTGGTCGCAAACGCCTGCTTTTGGCAGCTCGCGCCCGTGTGGTCGATGAGGTTCAAATGTACCTGCCTGGTTTTGAGGCGTGAAAAACACAAATCCGTGGTTTTTGAATAGCGCACGGCGTGGGCTTTCATCGATACGCGGCGACTAACTACAGCGATCCTTTTGCAGCCTTAGAAGCCGCTTTGCTTGCGGCATCCGAGGGGAGATGAAAAGGATAGCTGATCTCCCATCAATAGGATGGTAATGTACGATGGAGTATCAATGGAGGATATTTCATGGCTAATATAAAAGTACATTACGCAAACTTTCCTTATCAAGAAATAACAACTGGTTTTGGTGTTATCTCAATAAAAACATCCGCCCTTCAAATAAAAGGAGAAGTTATTACCGGTGATAAACTTCTCTCTTTGGAAATATGTACTCAAAATAATGTCAAAAAAATAGGTGGTGCATTGGGATGGGGAGTTGTTGGAGGAATGCTTGCTGGTCCAGCTGGAATTATTGCAGGAGCATTTCTGGGTGGAAATAAAAAGGACGTAACTTTCATTGCTGTAATGAAAGATGGTCGTAAATTTATGGGGACCACAGATAGCAAAGCATATACTGACCTGACTGCATCAAAGCTCAAATTTGACGATATTTTAAACGTATCACATGATGACGATGAAAGCGAATATATCCACACTTATGATGAGGAAATGATGATGAAGGCCAATAGAATGTACAATGAGCCTGATTATATGGCATGGAAAGAACGTACAGGAGAGGCGGAGGTAATTCGCGCTTGGATGGCAAAGACTGGATATTACCCGCCGGGTTATCACGAATAAATACAATTCATTTGAAATAAGCCCGCTTTGGCGCTGAGGGATCCCCATAAAACAGCGCTAATAAACCAGCACCATACTTCGGTAGGCTCTGGCGAGGTGGTTAAGAACGGTGCTCAGCACCGTTCGCCTTAATATTAACGGGGAGTGTCGCAGGACATTCTCCGCTAACGTCAGATAAGAGATTACCCGCCGCGATTTAATACTGTTGGCCTGATACCTTACATGTAATCCTTTACTTTCTGCATGATAACCAATAAGCCACAGGACTATTGTGCTCAGCGTTGCCAGCAGGCTCAGCACCAGCATTCTTCCCGCTGAACGGCTGTAACTGGCACGCAGACCGAACCCGAACCGTTCGCTTTTCTCATCGCGGAAGTTCTGCTCTATCTGCATGCGGCGACTGTATAACTTCATGATTTCACGTGGCTTAAAGTCGTCTGTGCTGCTGAAGATGAGCCACGGCTCTTTTGCTGAAGAGCGCCCGTCGCGAACCTGAGATTTTCGTTTTATACGACACCTTGAGTGCCGGTGTTTCCGGCCTTTTGGTTCTTTCCTGTGCAGGTAAAAATGCCCCTCACACCGGGCATATTCCGCCCGTGCAAGCGTGCCGGGCCCCAGATATTCTGGTTTACTGCTGGCCTGTAATTCCTGACGTCTGAACCAGTATTCACCTTTTCTGTTCAGGCGCATCTGGATATTACCCCTGACACGGCCAATAAAATCCCATCCGAGCGACCGGATATGCCGGAACCAGGCATTCTGGAAGCCCGCATCGGTAACGATGATGACTCTGGCCGTCGGGTTCACCGCCCCGGCAAGGGCATCAAGGAAGGCCTTTTGTATCTGTCCATTCTGCTGCTTTTCTGACGGGACTATCCAGCTTAACAGCGGAAGCGAACGCCCATCGCAAAGCAGACTGGCGCGGAGCACATGATATTCCTGAGACGGATAGCCACTCCAGTCAACCGCAATAACACACAGCGATAATTTCCGCGTCAGCATGGTGATAATACCATTGAAAATTAAAGGAATATCCCGATGGAGTGATTCATTGCCCAGTAGACGATCAACTCGTTTGATTTTGTTTTTGACCTGAGCAGCGCCGGGTAAATAACGTCCGATACTGGTCAGCGTCAGTGACGCGCCGTTGATTAAGGCAAGCGTGGCGTCAAGGAGGGCATTTTGTCGGTATTTGTGAAACGGAGCTAAGGCATCCCGGAAGAAATTCTGACATACTCGGCAGGCAGGCATAGAGGTGATCTCATTGAATTGATAGCACAATCAGTAGATCACAAAACTCTATGCCTGTCTTTTTTCACCCGCCCATTACTGGGGATTCCTCAGCGCTTTGGCGGGTTTTTTAATGGGTGAAATATGGCAACATTACGCGAACTCATTATTAAAGTTTCTGCTAACTCTCAGTCTTTCCAGACCGAGATAGCCCGCGCGTCACGTATGGGGGCTGATTATTATAAGACAATGCAGAATGGTGGCAGGCAGGCTGCGGCTTCAGTTCGGGAAACTCGCCGTTCTGTGGCAGAGCTAACCGACCAGATGGAGTCAGCAAAGGCCACCGCACTGGGATTAACCGGGGCATTTGCCAGTGCTTTTGCCACGGGTCATTTAATATCCCTGGCTGATGAATGGAATTCAGTAAATGCCCGCTTAAAACAGGCATCTCAATCAACTGATGATTTTACCGGTTCTCAAAAACAATTGATGGATATCAGCCAGAAAACGGGAACATCTTTTTCTGACAACGCTAATTTATTTTCCCGTTCAGCAGCCTCAATGCGTGAATATGGTTATAGCTCCAGCCAGGTGCTTGATATTACTGAGGCTATATCTACTGGTTTAAAACTTTCTGGCGCGAATGCTCAAGAGTCCAGTTCGGTCATCACTCAGTTTAGCCAGGCTCTGGCGCAGGGCGTGCTGAGAGGCGAAGAATTCAATGCCGTCAACGAGAGTGGCGACAGGGTTATACGGGCGCTTGCAGCAGGTATGGGGGTTGCGCGTAAAGACCTTAAATCTATGGCGGATCAGGGGCAGCTAACCATTGATAAAGTAGTGCCAGCCCTCATTAGCCAGCTTGGTAAGCTCCGGAATGAATATGGTGAATTACCGCAGACCGTTTCATCGTCGGCAACCAAAGTTGAAAACGCTTTTATGCAATGGGTCGGGGGAGCTAATGAAGCGAGTGGAGCCACAAACACCCTGACCGGCTTACTTGATGGCGTAGCCAGAAATATTGATCAGGTCGCCACTGCAGCCGGAGCGCTTGTTGCCGTTGGCGCAGCCCGTTATTTGGGAAATCTGGCTCTTGGTGCCAGCTCTGCTACGGCTGGGATTATTAGCGCAGCAAAAAGCGAAATAGCTTTAGCTGAAGCCCAGGTAAGAGGGACGCAGGTTTCGACGGCTCGTGCGCGTGCTGCAGTTTATCGTGCCCAGCAGGCACTGGCAGCTGCGCGGGGTACAGACCTGCAGGCCGCCGCAGAAAAACGGCTCTCACTAGCGCAGGAGTCGCTTAACCGTAATATTCAGGCCAGAGTATCCGCTCAGACTGCACTGAACTCGGTTACTGCTGTGGGTTCCCGGCTCATGGGGGGGGCATTGGGCCTCGTTGGCGGTATTCCTGGGCTGGTTTTGCTTGGTGCCGGCGCCTGGTACACGATGTACCAGAATCAGGAGCAGGCCAGATTATCCGCTCAGGAATATGCAAAAACCATTGATGCAGTCCGTGAAAAGACAAAATCAATGTCCCTGCCTGAAGTTTCTGATAATGAGAACAAAACCCGTCAGGCGCTGGAGGAGCAAAACCGTCTTGTTGATGCCCAAGCATCAAAAGTAAAAAGCCTGAAGGAAGAGATCGCGGGCTATCAGTATGTCCTGTCCAATCCTGGACCGACAACCAGTGGCGGTTTCATGATAAACCACCTGACTTCGGTCGAAACGGTCACTCGTGGTCTGGAGGAAGCGACTTCCGCTCTGGCCGTTGAACAGGAGAGATTAGCTCAGATGCAGGCTAAGTCTGAGTCGATCCAGTCGGTACTGGAGGGGATAGAGAACAGGCGAATAGCATTAATCCGGCAGCAGGCCGCAGAACAGAATTCAGCTTATCAATCGTTAATAATGATGAATGGTCAGCATACTGAATTTAACCGTCTCCTTGGGCTTGGTAATAATTTACTGATGGCACGACAAGGGTTGGTTAATGCTCCGATGCGGATTCCGCAGGCTGACTTAACATCACAACAAACAAATGCTCTTGAGAAAAGTCGCCGAGATTTAGCATTATCGAAACTTAAGGGCGAGGCAAAAGAGTTAGCCAGACTTGGTTTTGCCGCCGACGATTTGGGATTGACTAGTGATCCTCAACACCAGACAGGAAGGCAGGAATTAATTAATAATGGAATTGCTGAGTGGAGAAATAATGAATCCAATAAACCCGCCCGGAAAGCGCCTAAAAGCGAAGAATTAAAAGCCGCTGAGAAGACAGAAGATGTTTACAAGCGTCTTATTAAACAGCAGGAAGAACAAATTGCTTTGGGAAGCCAGAATACCGAACTGGCTAAAGTAAAATACCAGGTCACGCAGGGTGAGTTAGCCTCTCTTGAGCAAGCTAAAAAAGAAACCCTTCTGCACAATGCTGCACTTATCGATCAGAAAAACATTGCTGAACAGTTAAAAACGTTCCGTGAGGGGCTCGCTGACAGCAACGCTGCTGCGCGTGATAGGGGGGATATTGATTTTCTTGGTGCCGGGATGGGGGATAAGGCCCGCGACCGCATGAAGGAAATGGCGGATATTCGTACTGATTTTCTCAAGCAGCAGCGGGACCTGCAGCGGGATTTCAGCAAAGGTCAGATTTCAGAAGACCTGTACAAACAGCAAACGGAAGCGCTACAGGCGGCGCTTACTGAACGGCTCCAGATTCAGGAGGACTACTACAAGAAAACCGATGAACAGCAGTCAGACTGGCGGGCTGGGATCAGCGATTCACTGATGAACTACGCCGATCAGGCTGCTGATCTCAGTTCAATGGCAGCATCAGCAACCAGCGAGATTCTCAATAACACCACGAACTCCATTTCCAACAACCTGACCAGTGTTCTGACTGGTGCGACCTCGTTCAAAGATGGGATGTCAAATATCTTCAGCTCTCTGGGTGAAACGGTGATTAAGACGCTGATCCAGATGGCAACACAGGCGTTAATCACCAAAGCGATTATGGCGTCGTTCGGCGGTGGTGCTGGTGGGATGTTCGGTAGTCTTTTTGGTGGAGCGAGTGGAGCTGCAAGTAGTGGAACTGCGCTGCAAAGCTTTGGATCGTCTTTTGCCTTTAATGCCCTCGGTGGTGTCTACGATTCGCCTTCACTTTCCGCATACAGCGGCGGTGTATACAGCACTCCGCAGTACTTTGCTTTTGCGAAAGGAGCGGGCGTGTTCGGTGAAGCGGGCCCGGAAGCGATTATGCCCCTGACCCGTGGCGCTGACGGTTCGCTGGGTGTTCGTGCGGTTGGTCGTGAGTCCCCTGCGGTACAGAGCGCAGCAAGCCAGATTCAGGCACTGCCACGGATAGCTGTCAGCGTGGACGCACGAAGCACGTTCACCGGCAAACCCGATGACATAACGATGCAGGCTGTAGAGCGAAGAAATGATGCTCTTGAACAGCGGATAGTTAACACCTTAACCGCCGAGGTAAATAACCCACAGAAGAAATTCGGCCGGGCTATTTACTCCAATCTACAGCCAAAAAAACCACGATAAACCAGCCCGGAGGGAAAGTTAATGGCAGATATTATCTATCCGGATGAATACCTGCCTATGCCGCTGATGGACGGGTACGGTTTTAAGCCCATATCACCGATACTGCGAACGGAAATGACGTCCGGTCGCGCTCAGCAGCGAAGGCGATACACTTCAACACCGACCCAGGCATCAGTTAAATGGATTTTTAAGACTGATGCGCTGGCGCAGGTATTTGAGGCTTTTTTCAGGGATGCGCTTAAAGATGGTCAGTCATGGTTCTATCTGAAACTCCAGACTCCCATCGGGGTAAAGCCCTATAAAGCCAGGTTCGTGGATATTTACGAAGGGCCGACGCTGGTCGCGCCAAAATACTGGCAGTACAGCGCAACGCTGGAATTATGGGAACGACCGTTACCGCCGGTTGGATGGGGAAATTATCCGGAATGGCTCGCTGGTCAGTCGTTACTGGATATTGCGCTAAACAAAGAGTGGCCGAAGCATGACAATTCTTGAGCGGCTATATGCTAGCAGCGGTTCGGAGGTTATCCACGACACGCTGCAGATATCGGCTGGCGATGATAGCTACTGGTTAACCAGCGGCTGGGATGACGTTTCCGTAACGTTGGAAAATGGTCAGCCGGCGACGTTTGAAGCCTGCGCGATAGAAATTGCACTGCCAGCGCGAAATGCGGACGGAACGCAGGATCTGAAATTCGCCCTGAGTAATATTGACGGTGTCGTTTCTGGAGCCATCGATAAAGTTCTGGATGAAATGAAATCAGCCACGCTGACATTCCGGCGGTACATTTCATCCGATCTGTCTGCCCCGGCATCATCACCGTATACGCTCGATATTAAATCCGGCTCCTGGACCCCGACAGCAGTACAGGTCACGGCAGGCTATATGAATATCCTCAAAACAGCCTGGCCCCGTAAACGTTACAACCTCGCAGAGCATCCTGGCTTACGTTACTAATCTGAGGCAAACATGTTTGACGCTGATAAATACCGTTCAGTCACCTGGCTGAAAGGCGGACGCGTATACCCGAAACTCGACTGTTTTGGCATTGTGAATGAAATCCGGCGTGATCTGGAGTTACCCCTCTGGCCTGACTTCGCTGGTGTAACCAAAGACGACGGCGGTCTCAATCGGGAGGCGAGAAAGTTGATGCTTTCCTTGCAACGCTGCGAGCCCTGCGAAGGTGCTGGCGTGGCCTGCTATTCCGGCTCAACGGTTACGCATGTCGGGATCGTTGTCATGCTCGATAACCAGCTGCAGGTTGCGGAATGTAATCCAGGCTCGGGGGTTACGTTTCTGCCACTGGCGCGATTCATACGAAGGTTTAACCGCGTGGAGTTCTGGCAATGACGATAAAGTTTTTTCCGTCCCGGTTGCCGGGTGAACCTCTGGAGACGCACGAACATGGCGCGATGACACTGCATGAGTGGATGGCCAGGAATGTCCCGAGCTACTCGCAGGACAGAAAGCATCCTGTTGCGGTCGAACTGGACGGTCGGGCTGTTCCACCTGCGGAATGGCCACTATGTTTGCTGCGGCCAGACAGCGATGTGCGAATTTACCCGATCCCGTATGGAACCGGCCTGGAAATCGCCGTGTGGGTATCGGTTGCCGTATCTATTGCCTCTACGGCCTATGCGCTGTTTTTCGCCCCGAAACCAGAGCTGGGCGGGTTTTCGTCAGGCAATTCAGCATCACTGGACCTGAACCCGGCAAAAGCGAATACAGCTAAGCTTGGCGATCCTGTTCGTGAGGTATTCGGAAGAAACAGAATTTATCCGGATTACCTGGTGCAGCCGGTCACTCGCTTTGACCCCAATGATCCCACCCGGATGACGGTCGAAATGTTTGTGTGCCTCGGGTATGGACGTTTCTCTTACACCGGCGGTGATTTTCGGGTGGGTGAAACTCCTGCTCTGCCGTTAGGCGATGGCTTTTCTTATACCAGCTATGGTCCGGGCGATAACGTGGCGGGGGACCGTCGCAGCGAGGTCTGGTTCAACAGTACAGAAGTTGGCGGGACATCAAGCGGGTCAGGTCTGGATATGGCTCAGACTGCCCCTGAAGCCAGTGATATCGTTGCTGATGCCATGACCGTCAGCGGCGCCTCAGTCTCGTTTTCAGGTCTCGATGTCGACGATGACAACGATGATGATGAAGATGAGAACAAGCTGCCTCCTGGCTGGATTGAGGGTGCAATTGTCACTCTGAAAGCGCCGGTGAATTATCAGGTATCGATTGAGGATGGTTTTAACGTTCTGACAGGTGACGCCGTCGAAGAAGTGGCGCCTTATAATGGTATGCCTGTAACGCTGACGTTTAGCGGTACCGATTATGATCTGCAGATTGCCACGTATACCCCTCACCAGGACGCCGTTCCGGGAACGGGTGGATCGACTGCAGCATTGCGCGCCAGTGCGTCGCCAGCCACGTATGATTTTACGACAACCAGCCAGACGTTTGCTCTGACCTGGCAGGGCGTCACCTATACCCTGTCCCTGGTTGCTGACTACGGCACAATGTCCGGTTTGCTGGCGACGATTAACAGCGGGCTCACCGGATCGGGGTTGATTGCTCAGGATGACGGCGGCGTGATTCGTATCGTGGAAATCTCCAGCCCGTGGCGTGGCGGTTCCATTACGTCATCATTCCTGCCCGCGTCAGTTTTTGGAGACAGCCCTGTGTTTACTGCCGGTACAGCATCCAGTGGCGGAAGCCCGGCGGTCACAGCCAGTGTCAGGCTGGCATACGATTCCGGTACCGCATTTTCTGGCCTGCCGGACGGCACGCAGCGGATTTCCCTGACTCACCGTGGCAACGAATACCAGATAGCATCGACTGACGGATCGTCTGCGACCGTACAGAGAGTGGTTAACGGTGCCGTTGACAACACCTGGTCAGGTTTTCTGACCCGTACCGTCGTGGATTTTGCCGCGTCTGGTATTAACGATAATGAAACATGGCTCGGCCCCTTTCTGGCCTCCCCGCAAAATGAAGTTGTGGACGCCTTCGAGGTCAACTTTGCTTTCCCAAACGGAATTTGCGGATTCCAGAACAACGGGAATAAGCGGGTTCGCCATGTTGAGTATGAAATTCAGTACCGCGTATATGGTTCCGGATCGGGGTGGACGAGTAAGCAGGGGGGGTACGCGCTTAAAAACGTTAATGGCCTCGGTTTTACAGAGCGTTTTGATCTGTCTTCTCCCGGGCTGGTGGAGGTTCGATGCCGCCGCCGCAACGAGCAGGGGAGCAACAACGCGAGAGACAGCATGTTCTGGCAGGCGCTCAGAGGTCGTTTGCTTTCCCGTCCGACCTCCTACGCAGGGATATCAACAATAGGGATCACGGTTGAAACCGGCGGCCAACTGGCGGCGCAGTCAGACAAGCGTGTGAGTGTTGTCGCCACGCGAAACTATGATGGCGGTGGTGACAGGACAATCAGCGGGGCATTCCTGCATCTGGCCCGCAGTCTGGGTTATCGCGACGACCAGATCGACATTTCCACAATTAACATGCTTGAGGCTAACTACTGGACGCCACGAGGCGAGTATTTTGACCATCAGGCAAGCAGTGACAGCACGTCCGCAAAGGATATTTTCGACAAGATTGCTGAAGCAGGCATGGGGTATTTTCTGCTGTCTGACGGCTTACTTTCCGTCGGGCGTGAAGGGGTCAAAAGCTGGACCGGAATCATCACCCCCCAGGATACTGTCGAGGAAATGCAGACATCATTCAGGGTGCCTTCGGAGGACGATTTTGATGGCGTGGATGTGAAATACATCAATCCCGTTACTTGGGCGGAGGAGACCGTACAGTGCCGTACGCCTGAAAATCCGTTCCCCCGGAAAACGGAGGCTTACACCATCGATGTCGTCATGACGGCGGATCGTGCCTGGCGTATCGGGATGCGCCGGTTAATGAAATATCTCCATCAACGCCGGACGTATACGGCTACAACTGCAATGCTGGGATGGTGCCATGATTTTGGTGACCACATCATTTTGTCAGATGATATTCGAACCGGGAAAACCCAAAGTTGCCTGATTGACGCAATGACATACGACTTTCAGGAAATAACGTTACATGTCACCGAGCCTCTGGACTGGAGCTATACAAATCCCCGGTGCTGGATACAGTTTCAGAACAGTCGTCCATCGTCACGGATGCTGACGCCGCAGCGGATAGATGATTTCACTCTTACCATACCTTACAACGACGATCTGCACCCGGAAGACTGGATTATGGACGACCCTGATATTGATCTACCGCGTTTGCTGTTCTGCGACAGTGAAAAAGGTGCCCGGCATGGGATAGTCCAGGAGGTCGCCCCCTCCGGTGACAGCAACTGTCAGATTACCGCGCCGGAATATAAAGAAATTTTCTACGCCTACGACGACGCTATCTACCCCGGCGACGTCTCGTAATACCCCATAAAAACCCCTTATTAACTCTTTTCGCTCAAACCCTCGTTTGCGCGAACGCCTTTTTTGGAGCAAAAAACATGGCCTTTAACCCGGAGCTGGGGAGCACGTCTCCCGCAGTGCTGCTCGATAACGCCGAGCGCCTGGATAAGCTGGTGAATGGTGATGCGCCGACCGAACTGGACCGCGCTGGCGTTGATCTTGATACCTGGCGTGGAATGATGGCGAAGAACGCTGAAGCCATAAGCGCGCTCATGGAAAACGGCGGCGTTGCGGTGTATGTCACCGAATCTGCATTGAGAGCTTCCGTACCTTCAGATCAGCATAATCTGGCTATCGATCAGTCAACCGGGAATTATTATTCGTGGGATAAAACGGCAGTTGCACTGCAGCAAGAAACCACATCCCTGCTGGCGAGAATGACAACGCAGCCAACTGAGATTCAGAAGGCAGCGGTTAACCGTCTGTATTATGACCTTAAGCAGTCTGGAATTTTGGCAAAGCTGGACGGCCTCTGGCTCGGCATTAATACCAGCCGGGCTGATGCGCGTCTGAATATCGTCAACGGTTCCCTGCCGCTCACCGAAAATGGCACCATTAATTTCAATACGTCATCCGGCTGGACCTTTTTTGGCGACAGCTGGCTTGATACTGGTTTCAATCCATCTACCGCAGGTGGTCATTATTCGAAAGACAGCGCTTCGTTTGGTGTGATGGTAGCGGGCGCGACTAACCAGGGCGTTTTCATGGGCGCTTACGACGGCGCGAATGGACTCACCATGTCCAGGACTGAGAACACCCTGAATGCCCGAATAAATAATAACGAGTTACTGACGGGGTTAATTTCACCGACAGGAACAACCCTGTTCTCGGCAACACGTCTGAGTAGCGTAACATCGACGCTCTACTCTGGAAGTAAAGTTGTTGCTGTAAGCAATGCGCCGTCGCTGTCTGTAATCAATGCGTCGGTGAATATTGGACGTGCCAGGGCTGCATCTGGCTGGTATGCCAGCGCCAATATTTGCGCTGCGTTTATTGCTTCAGGACTGACCGAAACCGAAATGTTTGCTCTGAACGATGCCGTTCAGCGCTACATATCTGGATTCCGGTCTGCAACGCTGCCTGCAGGCGTCTGGGTTCAGATGCCTTATTCACTGATTAAACCTGCTGATGTGACGGCGATTTCTTCTGATGTGGTGGACAGAAAAACAACGCTGCTCGCTAACGCTCTGGTTTCCTGTGATACCTACAGCGACATAATGAAATTGTCTGTCAGCTCACTGGATGTAAGGGCTGTCGATGAATCCACTGGTGTGGTGTATGAGCCCTCCATTATCCCGGATACCACGCTTGCTGAGACGACAGCGCTGATTGCCAGAATGGCGGTCAAACCCGGTACTGTTCAGCAGATGGCAATCAATCAGCTGATATATTTGCTGAAAAATGAAGGGGTATGGGGAGCGCTTGACGGGCTCTGGCTGGGAGTCAGTACCAGCTACGCGGATTCACTGCTGAATATTGTTAAGGATGCTTTTAACCTGAGCACTGATGCGCCGCCTGCCTGGAATCAGTCCGGGGGCTGGACGTTCTCCCGATCGGGATTGACTTACCTCGATACAGGATATAACCCTTCACTGGCCGCCGGAAAACTTGCTCTTGAAGATGCGTCCTTTGGCGCTTTGCTCTTTCCACCGTCAACGATGGTGGCGACCGGCCATGTTATGGGGGCCTTTAACGGGACGGAGGGGATCAGCCTTGCCCCGCGGCCTTCGTCGGCATCAAGCAGTCCTATGGGGGTCAGGTTAAACCAGGCCAATGCCTTTATTGTCGGTGATTACGCTGTCGCCAATGCCGTATACGGGGTTTCTCGTCTCAATGGTAAGCTTGCCGTGTATCGTGAAGGCCTCCTGCTGGGGTCAACGATGCAAGCTGCGACGGTCATGGCAAATACGAATGTGCTGCTGGGCTGTTCTCAAAAGTCATCCGGGTACCATATGTTCGACGGCGCGCTCGCCGCTGCCTGGGTGGGTGCCTCTCTTACAGCGAAACAGATGTTGGTTCTGACCAATGCAATCAGGCGCTATAACGATGTCTTCCGCAATCGTCTGTCCGCTTTCTCCGTGTGGTGGTCAGCCACTGAGCGCCGGATGTATTCTCACGACGATATCATCGCTATCGCCGGTAGCGCGTCAGGTTCTTCTTCACTTGAACCGCCAGTATCTGATGCAACTATCACTGCAGATATTGCTCTTTCGCTGAGTGAACGCGGGCAAACTTACCGCGGGGGATACATTGAGATTCAGCCAGATTCATTCATCGGCGGCACTGAGCCCGCCACCGATAGTACAACAGCACTTTGGGGTTTCCCGCAATCGCTGACAGCCTCCGAGCAATCCCGGTTACGTAGCATGATGTTCCCTGGCAACGGATACGGTATTTACTATATTCGTCTGCCGCTGGGATTTGCCTATCGCGGTTTTCGCAATATCGATTCGGCGACAGGCCTTGCTAAAAATATCGGTGAACGTTATTCGGGGCAAAATGCCGCGCTGAAACGTCTGATAGCGAATATTGTTGAAGCGGGGGGCGGTCTGGCTCCGGAGTACTGGTGTCCGGCGCCTTACTGGATGACGAACGGCAAATATGCCGGTACACCGTCAGCCTATAACCAGCCGTGGGCTGGCGGAACATATCCGCGCAGCATAACACTGGACAGTATCAAGGGCAGCGATCCGACTCAGTACGCAGTACAAATTGAAGCTATGGCCAGCGCCATGCTTAATGATTTTGAATACCTGCATCAGAACGTTGGTCCGATCCGCATGTGGGGTTTGCAGAACGAGCCGCAGTACGGGCACGAACTGTATGGGGTGTGCAAATACACGGACCGCGTATACAGCGACCTGCTGGCAGTGTTGCAGCCGAAAATCGCGGCCAGCGCTATTTTGTCGGAATGGGAAGGCCAGGCAAATACGCCGCTATTACACGTAGCATCCGATAATGACTGGCATATCGGGCAGGCATATATCGATGCTCACCCTGAAACCATCTGGGGGTATAGCCATCACAATATTACCGCCATCGCTACGGATGCGGACTGGTTAAAGTCTTCGACGTTTATTAACCAGAAAGGGGGCAAGAAAAACGTCTTTGTGAATGAAACGGAGTATATGCACCCGGAAAACAGCAGCAATGCCTGGAAGTGCGCAAACAATATGTTAAGGGATGTTCATAACCTGACGTTCGGCAGCGCTGAGGTTGTAATGCCGATTATCCATCTCTGTAAGCAGCTTGGCGAGAGTAGCAGCTACACGTCAAACACTGACGGTTACGCGATTATGAAATGTAACCTGCAACAGGAATATGGAATAGAGCCAGGTCAGGAAGGGAATGAAGATATGTTGGGGTATGGTAACTTCGGGGAAAATCCCTGGAACTACAACGCGTACCGGCTCACCGGGGATAATCTGCCAGTAGGCGCAATTCGTGTGGGTGGTCAACCGACGATATCGACAGCGGGAATTGGTGTGGCGGTATTCAGGGCGGGAGGTAAGCTGAAACTCTTCCTGGTTAACCGCAACAGTGGCGTGGCCGCAGTCACGATATCACTTGGCGTAGCCAAAACTCTGGTTGGTCGACATTATGACCTCTCGCATGCCGGAGATGCGTTAACTTCAAGAACAGGAAGTTCGATTACTTTTGTTATACCAGCGTATAGCGGGCAATGCTGGTCAGAAGTTTAACTGTAACTTGCGGCTGTCAATTTCTATGACCGCCGCATGTAACAGCAATTACAGAACGCTAATCCCCCTCACCGCACAGCGCTCTTTTGCCGCAACATAGATACTGTCCAGATCTGAAGCAGACACTGCATTGGTTGAGTACAGGAACTCATAACAGCGAAGCTCTTTAGAGTAGCCTGACGCGCCTGTATAGGATGTGTTACCCGGACCAATTTTCAACGCTGCGTTGGCATTTTTTGCTGCTGTAAGCGCAAGCTTGGTTGATGCTCCGCCAACAAATGCCGTCAGATTGCTGCCGCTACGGGTGACGGCGATAAAAATATTCGCTCCCGCGCTCAGACCGGACGGTACCGGAATGGCCTGCGCTTTGGTTGTTCCCGTGCCGATTTCTTTGTAGGCAAACACGATTACTCCGGCGGAAGACATCTGCACCACCTCACCTGTCGAGTTATCCGTTGCCCCACCAAGCACCTGAGAAGCAGCTCCTGAATACTGAATGACGGTACACCAGGTGTAAATACTGGTATCCCCCCACTCCGTTTGTAACCCGTTCTTCAGAGTGCCCGTACTGGATGGCAACTGAACGTAATTATCACCGTACGTTTTCGTCAACGTAGCATCTGCCTGCGTCATGACATGAGCGCCGTCATAAGATGTCAGACTGGCAGATGAACCGCCAAACAACCAGTTGAAGAATCCGGGCTGCGGGGTCACAGCGGATATAACCCGGCTGACGTCCGATTCATTCAGATATTCCGCACCGGAAAACGGGACTTCAAAATTTAGGCGAGTGAATAAATATGGCATCAGATGGCTTCCTTACAAAAACAGCAGCAATAGTTCTTCAGCTGGTATGCATTTCCAGCCGCATCATGCAGATCGGTAGTTGAGTTGTCGGAATCACAGAGATTTCCACAGATACCGCTGTTGACTCCGGCGTTCCAGGACGGATAGCGGCCATCACCATCTGACGCACCACGATTTAACGGAGTCCAGCCATAGGCAAGATAAACTGTGCCAGTGAAAGCAGAGGAACTTGTTACTTTGACTTTGTCCGGGCCAATAATCTGAACTGAGGTTATATCAAGACGTTCCCACACATTTGTATCGGACATCTCCTGCCAGAGTTCAAAACCCTTTGCTCCTGACGGGTGCTCTGGGACAATATCGGTCCTGAACTGAAGGTTGCCGACCGGGACATGAAACGCCGCAACGACGGTATTTGAGCCAACTTTATAGATGTCGATCGGATACAGAGGCTTCCACGGTTTCCCGTTCTCCATCCAGTATCGGGTTGCCTTGGCACGAAAAAGGCCAAGCCAGCGATAGCCATGATTCGTAAGATGAACGCCGTCTGTATACGGAAAAATATACATCGGGGTACACAACTGAATCAGCGGGTTGCTGATTGCCTCATCAAGCTGAGCGCGCGGAATATCAGAGCTCGGGTTGACTAATCCCTGATATCGCCCTTGCGATGCCATCTGATAAATAATCATCGGCATATCAGAACTGACGCGTGAAACACTCTTGGCTTTGTCGTTGATTGAGGACTGCATCAGCACTATTTTGCTGCGGTAGTATTCATAAGAACTGCCGAGATACGCATCCGCCTCCCCCTGGAAGAATGTCAGAACTGGCAACCCGTACTGATAGCCAGCCGATGCTGCAAGCTGTGCCGCTTTATCTATGCTGGACATGAGCTGGGTGTAGGGTTCAGTCCCTGGTTCGAGTTGAGCCATAGAATAACCACTCACGCCAGACGCCGCCGCCATGTATTTTCTGTCTGGTGCGGGCGAATCATATTCAAGCTGATGAATCAGGCTCGTATCGTGATATTGCTGCGTTGTTGTGTCGGGTACGGTGGCCAGTGAGGTGAGTGTTTTGTTATACGTTACGATCCCCGCATCAAACATAAATGCGTTTGTCACCGGGGTGAGTATTCCGGCGCCAGCGTTCAGGCTGATGGAAAGACTTTGTCCGTATGCGCGACAGTCCACAAACTCAGGCCAGTATTGCGGGGGTGTGTAGCTGGCGTCACCACCGGTACCGACCTTTTTACCGAACAGATATTCAGCCTGTTCAGATAAACGCAACTCACGAACTACTCGCCCGGCACTATCAGCAAGAAGGATAATTCGGTCTGCATCACTTCCGTTATATGACCAGGTTTCAGACCCCGCCTCCCTGGCTTCATCCACTTCGCCCTGCCGCGGTACTTCATTCCCGAAAACAACCAGCTTCTGCTTATCTGTATTAAGCTTAATAAGCTTCCTTAGCGCATTATCCGCCACCAGAACTACCTCTGTTTTATCATCCCGATCGTCTCTCCATGTATCGCTAAGGGAGTCTGATAATGTAATTCGCATCTGATTGAGAGAGTCAATATCGCCTTGCATACCTTCAACGTATGCCTGTGACGGCATCTTGCGCCCGGTAGCGGTTAGCATCCCGGATACATTCATGTACTCGTCAGCCAGCGCGCTGCCGTCCTGGCTGCGCACATAGGTTGTGGAGCCAGCAGGTATATTGGCGATATCTGCCTGGGCTGCTGCCAGCGTGGCATATTGCTTACTGAGCGGGATTAGGTTCTGCCTGACCTCATCGTTTTTCGCCATCATCTGGCGCCACGTATCCAGCGGTTCACCACCGCGGTCGTTAACAGTTCCGGCCGGACCGTTCACCAGCTCGTCAGCGCGCTTGACGTTATCCAGGAATATTTCAGGCGTCGTCGTTCCCAAAGGCGGGTTAAGTTCGGCCATGTTTTTTGCTCCAAAAAGAGGCTTCGCGCAAACGAGGGTTTGAGCGAAAGACCGGAGCTTTTTACAATCAGCTATTTCAAAGGGTTACATCATGCTGATTGGTTATGCGAGGGTATCAACCGGGGATCAAAACCTCGATTTACAGAAAAACGCGCTGTTACGCGCAGAATGTGAACAGGTTTTCGAAGATACGGCGAGCGGGAAGAACGCCCGGAGACCAGGGCTAAAACGCGCGCTGCGGCGGCTGCGACCGGGGGACGTGCTGGTCGTCTGGAAACTGGACAGGCTGGGCCGCAGCGTGCGTGACCTGATCACTCTGGTATCAGAGCTGCAGGCGCGCGGGGTGAATTTCCGAAGCCTGACTGACAGCATCGATACCAGTACGCCAGCAGGACGTTTTTTCTTCCACGTCATGAGTGCACTGGCGGAAATGGAAAGAGAGCTTATCGTCGAGCGTACCCGCGCCGGTTTAGCAGCGGCAAGGGAGCAGGGGCGCATCGGTGGCCGCCGCCGGGTTATGACCAAAGAAGTTGTGGAACGAGGCCGCCGGATGCTGGAGAACGGAGCTACACGCCAGCAGATAGCCGATGTGATCGGTGTAGGGGTGAAGACTATCTATAAATATTTGCCTGTAACGGGATGAGCTTTAAGCCTAATGGCTATCAAAACTTTTCGTGATTATTTGATATGCCTTCCCACAGTTGTAAAAGCCCAAACATCATGAGTCCTGAGACAGTAAAGAGTGTTGCGGCAACGAGTAATGTAGTCATTTAAGAGCCTGTGTTTTATTGATTACACATAAGACACCACGACATAAAAATAGTTGCTGAGCTTTACAAAACAATGAAGTTTTGCTACCAGGCACTTCAGTGCCCTACCTGGTAACCGTATGCAAGAGCCTGCAGGTGAGCAATTTGCTATGGAGGCAGTGCCATAGCTGAAAAATTTTATCCTCGCATTGTTCGCAAAATCATCAAACAGTTCAGCACTGAAAGCACTTTAAGACTTACCTTACTCATTACATCAATGCGTTACGTCAATGACGCGAATTGATAGCCGGAACCTATATTGATATGTGGTTGGGTTAAATCTACTGTATATATAAACAGTGTGCGCCGGGAGACCGGTAGAGATCAAGGGGTGAAAGTCCCCGACCATTGAAGGACCAGCAATCCACAAGGTCCCCGAGTCATGCGTTGCATACCGCGAGGTATGGGGCGAAGCGTTGACAGGGGTGTTGACAGGCCAGCCATTGAGCCACGAAATGTATATTAAATTACCGGGTGCCGACGTTGTACTGTTAACGGAAGGCAACATCATAGGGTGCGATACTGCGAGTGCCACATGGACCCGGCGGGGTCTGAGACCCTGGCATGTCAATACGATCTCTACGCGGGAACCGGGAGATCTCCCCTCTGACCATCTGCCAGTGTCGGAGATGGCCCGCACCGGGAAGACGAGGAGTCATAGCCGGTGATGTACGGAGAGGAGAAGTCGGACTCGCTCATAGTAGCGGCGAAGCAGGCGAACAACCCGAAAGGAGCGGAGTCAGTGGAGCGAAGGAGCGGGGCCAAGGGGAACGCGGAACAGCCACACATGCGCCGGACACAGAGCCGGGAAAGCATGTCACAGAGGCTGTCACGCGTGCGGGAAGCTGCGAAGCAGCGGAAGAAAGAACGGTTTACAGCATTGTTCCACCTGCTGACAGTCGAAGCACTGGAAGCCGCATTCCTCTCCCTGAGCAGGAAAGCGGCCGCCGGAGTGGATGGCATCAGGTGGATGGACTACGCCGGAAACATGAAGAACAACATAACAGATCTGCACCGGAGGCTACATCAGGGCAGCTACAGGGCGCAGCCCGGCAGGCGTCACTACATCCCAAAAGCGGATGGAAAACAACGCCCGCTCGGCATCGCCTCGCTGGAGGACAAGATCGTCCAGTATGCGCTGGTGAAAATCCTGAACGCAGTCTATGAAAACGACTTTATGGGGTTCTCATACGGGTTCAGACCCGGGCGAAGCCAGCACGATGCACTGGACGCACTGGCCACAGGGCTGGTACGCACTAACGTAAACTGGGTACTGGATGCCGACATCAGTCAGTTCTTCGACAGGGTGAGCCACGAATGGCTGATCAGGTTCACAGAGCATCGGATCGGCGACCGGAGGGTAATCAGGCTCATACGTAAGTGGCTCACAGCCGGGACGTCGGAGGAGGGTCAATGGCGAGCAACGGAGGAAGGCACCCCACAGGGTGCGGTCATCTCACCGCTGCTGGCAAACATATACCTCCACTACGTCTTCGATCTGTGGGCGCATCAGTGGCGACGTCGCTATGCCACAGGCAATGTGGTAATGGTCAGATACGCCGATGACATCGTCATCGGGTTCGACAAACGATACGATGCCCGGCGCTTCCGTATAGCCATGCAGCGCAGACTGAGGGAGTTCGGACTCACGGTTCACCCGGAGAAAACCCGTCTGATGGAGTTCGGCCGCTTCGCTGCCGAAAACCGTGCCATCAGGGGAAAAGGCAAACCAGAAACGTTCAACTTCCTCGGGTTCACGCACATCAGCGGGAAAGATCGCAACGGCAGGTTCATGCTGATACGAAAGACCCGCCGGGATCGGATGACGGCAACTCTGAAAGCCATCAAAGACGGTCTGCGAAGGCGCTGGCATTACTCAATCCCCGAACAGGGAAAATGGCTCAGGAGAGTGGTTCAGGGATACCTGAACTATCACTCGGTACCGGGCAACTTCCCCACCATGCAGAAGTTCAGGACACACGTAACAAACCTCTGGCGCCGGGCGCTCAGGCGCAGGAGCCAGAAGGATGATACGACCTGGACGAAAGCAAACAAACTGGCAGCCGCATGGCTACCAAGGGTTCGGGTTCTTCATCCATGGCCTGTGGAGCGGTTCACCGCCAGACACCCGAGGCAGGAGCCCGGTGCGTAAATCGCGCACGCCGGGATCTGTGCGGGGGGTATCCGGTAACGGGTATCCCTACCGCGACGTGCGCCGGGAGACCGGTAAAGATCAAGGGGTGAAAGTCCCCGACCATTGAAGGACCAGCAATCCACAGGGTCCCCGAGTCATGCGTTGTATACCGTGAGGTATGGGGCGAAGCGTTGACAGGGGTGTTGACAGGCCAGCCATTGAGCCACGAAATGTATATTAAATTACCGGGTGCCGACGTTGTACTGTTAACGGAAGGCAACATCATAGGGTGCGATACTGCGAGTGCCACATGGACCCGGCGGGGTCTGAGACCCTGGCATGTCAATACGATCTCTACGCGGGAACCGGGAGATCTCCCCTCTGACCATCTGCCAGTGTCGGAGATGGCCCGCACCGGGAAGACGAGGAGTCATAGCCGGTGATGTACGGAGAGGAGAAGTCGGACTCGCTCATAGTAGCGGCGAAGCAGGCGAACAACCCGAAAGGAGCGGAGTCAGTGGAGCGAAGGAGCGGGGCCAAGGGGAACGCGGAACAGCCACACATGCGCCGGACACAGAGCCGGGAAAGCATGTCACAGAGGCTGTCACGCGTGCGGGAAGCTGCGAAGCAGCGGAAGAAAGAACGGTTTACAGCATTGTTCCACCTGCTGACAGTCGAAGCACTGGAAGCCGCATTCCTCTCCCTGAGCAGGAAAGCGGCCGCCGGAGTGGATGGCATCAGGTGGATGGACTACGCCGGAAACATGAAGAACAACATAACAGATCTGCACCGGAGGCTACATCAGGGCAGCTACAGGGCGCAGCCCGGCAGGCGTCACTACATCCCGAAAGCGGATGGAAAACAACGCCCGCTCGGCATCGCCTCGCTGGAGGACAAGATCGTCCAGTATGCGCTGGTGAAAATCCTGAACGCAGTCTATGAAAACGACTTTATGGGGTTCTCATACGGGTTCAGACCCGGGCGAAGCCAGCACGATGCACTGGACGCACTGGCCACAGGGCTGGTACGCACTAACGTAAACTGGGTACTGGATGCCGACATCAGTCAGTTCTTCGACAGGGTGAGCCACGAATGGCTGATCAGGTTCACAGAGCATCGGATCGGCGACCGGAGGGTAATCAGGCTCATACGTAAGTGGCTCACAGCCGGGACGTCGGAGGAGGGTCAATGGCGAGCAACGGAGGAAGGCACCCCACAGGGTGCGGTCATCTCACCGCTGCTGGCAAACATATACCTCCACTACGTCTTCGATCTGTGGGCGCATCAGTGGCGACGTCGCTATGCCACAGGCAATGTGGTCATGGTCAGATACGCCGATGACATCGTCATCGGGTTCGACAAACGATACGATGCCCGGCGCTTCCGTATAGCCATGCAGCGCAGACTGAGGGAGTTCGGACTCACGGTTCACCCGGAGAAAACCCGTCTGATGGAGTTCGGCCGCTTCGCTGCCGAAAACCGTGCCATCAGGGGAAAAGGCAAACCAGAAACGTTCAACTTCCTCGGGTTCACGCACATCAGCGGGAAAGATCGCAACGGCAGGTTCATGCTGATACGAAAGACCCGCCGGGATCGGATGACGGCAACTCTGAAAGCCATCAAAGACGGTCTGCGAAGGCGCTGGCATTACTCAATCCCCGAACAGGGAAAATGGCTCAGGAGAGTGGTTCAGGGATACCTGAACTATCACTCGGTACCGGGCAACTTCCCCACCATGCAGAAGTTCAGGACACACGTAACAAACCTCTGGCGCCGGGCGCTCAGGCGCAGGAGCCAGAAGGATGATACGACCTGGACGAAAGCAAACAAACTGGCAGCCGCATGGCTACCAAGGGTTCGGGTTCTTCATCCATGGCCTGTGGAGCGGTTCACCGCCAGACACCCGAGGCAGGAGCCCGGTGCGTAAATCGCGCACGCCGGGATCTGTGCGGGGGGTATCCGGTAACGGGTATCCCTACCGCGACGTGCGCCGGGAGACCGGTAAAGATCAAGGGGTGAAAGTCCCCGACCATTGAAGGACCAGCAATCCACAGGGTCCCCGAGTCATGCGTTGTATACCGTGAGGTATGGGGCGAAGCGTTGACAGGGGTGTTGACAGGCCAGCCATTGAGCCACGAAATGTATATTAAATTACCGGGTGCCGACGTTGTACTGTTAACGGAAGGCAACATCATAGGGTGCGATACTGCGAGTGCCACATGGACCCGGCGGGGTCTGAGACCCTGGCATGTCAATACGATCTCTACGCGGGAACCGGGAGATCTCCCCTCTGACCATCTGCCAGTGTCGGAGATGGCCCGCACCGGGAAGACGAGGAGTCATAGCCGGTGATGTACGGAGAGGAGAAGTCGGACTCGCTCATAGTAGCGGCGAAGCAGGCGAACAACCCGAAAGGAGCGGAGTCAGTGGAGCGAAGGAGCGGGGCCAAGGGGAACGCGGAACAGCCACACATGCGCCGGACACAGAGCCGGGAAAGCATGTCACAGAGGCTGTCACGCGTGCGGGAAGCTGCGAAGCAGCGGAAGAAAGAACGGTTTACAGCATTGTTCCACCTGCTGACAGTCGAAGCACTGGAAGCCGCATTCCTCTCCCTGAGCAGGAAAGCGGCCGCCGGAGTGGATGGCATCAGGTGGATGGACTACGCCGGAAACATGAAGAACAACATAACAGATCTGCACCGGAGGCTACATCAGGGCAGCTACAGGGCGCAGCCCGGCAGGCGTCACTACATCCCGAAAGCGGATGGAAAACAACGCCCGCTCGGCATCGCCTCGCTGGAGGACAAGATCGTCCAGTATGCGCTGGTGAAAATCCTGAACGCAGTCTATGAAAACGACTTTATGGGGTTCTCATACGGGTTCAGACCCGGGCGAAGCCAGCACGATGCACTGGACGCACTGGCCACAGGGCTGGTACGCACTAACGTAAACTGGGTACTGGATGCCGACATCAGTCAGTTCTTCGACAGGGTGAGCCACGAATGGCTGATCAGGTTCACAGAGCATCGGATCGGCGACCGGAGGGTAATCAGGCTCATACGTAAGTGGCTCACAGCCGGGACGTCGGAGGAGGGTCAATGGCGAGCAACGGAGGAAGGCACCCCACAGGGTGCGGTCATCTCACCGCTGCTGGCAAACATATACCTCCACTACGTCTTCGATCTGTGGGCGCATCAGTGGCGACGTCGCTATGCCACAGGCAATGTGGTCATGGTCAGATACGCCGATGACATCGTCATCGGGTTCGACAAACGATACGATGCCCGGCGCTTCCGTATAGCCATGCAGCGCAGACTGAGGGAGTTCGGACTCACGGTTCACCCGGAGAAAACCCGTCTGATGGAGTTCGGCCGCTTCGCTGCCGAAAACCGTGCCATCAGGGGAAAAGGCAAACCAGAAACGTTCAACTTCCTCGGGTTCACGCACATCAGCGGGAAAGATCGCAACGGCAGGTTCATGCTGATACGAAAGACCCGCCGGGATCGGATGACGGCAACTCTGAAAGCCATCAAAGACGGTCTGCGAAGGCGCTGGCATTACTCAATCCCCGAACAGGGAAAATGGCTCAGGAGAGTGGTTCAGGGATACCTGAACTATCACTCGGTACCGGGCAACTTCCCCACCATGCAGAAGTTCAGGACACACGTAACAAACCTCTGGCGCCGGGCGCTCAGGCGCAGGAGCCAGAAGGATGATACGACCTGGACGAAAGCAAACAAACTGGCAGCCGCATGGCTACCAAGGGTTCGGGTTCTTCATCCATGGCCTGTGGAGCGGTTCACCGCCAGACACCCGAGGCAGGAGCCCGGTGCGTAAATCGCGCACGCCGGGATCTGTGCGGGGGGTATCCGGTAACGGGTATCCCTACCGCGACGTGCGCCGGGAGACCGGTAAAGATCAAGGGGTGAAAGTCCCCGACCATTGA